AGGAATTCCATGCTGCTCAACATAATTGAAAAGTAAAAGTGTATTACCTTTTAATTTACAGCATAAGTTTGTTATAAAATTATTTCTGGATTTCTTTTGTGTTAACCATTTAATTTCATCCATATACTTAGCTTTTTTTATTTCATTTATCGAGTCCTGATTATACTGTAATGTTATACAATCAATTGAAAGATTTGAAAGTAATTCCTTCTCCATCAACTCTTTTGTCTTTACCACATTAAAGACTGGTCCGAATAATCCTTCAATTACTAATTTATGGGTCTGTGATCCATCCAGAGTTCCTGTCATACCTATTTTATATGGACAGTGTTTTGTTTTAGCCATAAGTGAGGTTAAAGATTTAGCTTTAAACAAATGACACTCGTCCCCAAAAACAACAGAAAAATTCTCAAAGTATTCTATAGGCATTTTGTATATACTTTGCCATGTTGAAATTATAATTCTTTTGCTTGATACTTTATCTTGACCGGAAAAGATAACATGTGCGTTTTTTGAAATATCCCATGTATCTTTTGATGAGTAATCTTTAAAATCATTATACATCTGTGATACCAAACCTGTAGTCGGTACTATTATTAGTATCTTTTTATCTGGTTCGATATTATCAAGATAATATCTCATTAAGTAATATATGATCAAGGACTTACCACTACCAGTTGGTGATAATAGTAGAGATCGATTTTTCTTTAATGCGTGATATATTGCTTTTACTTGGTGATCATGTGGTACTATTTTTTCACCATTTGCACTAACCTTTAGGCTAGTGAGTAGATTTAACATATCTTCTTTTGTTATTGTGCTTTCATTTGTGACTTGATTTTCACACGAATAACCTCTGTCAACAGCAAATTTTATTATATAGTTTAGTAGACCAGTATATATTCTACGACTGTAAAGGTTGAACAATCGAATTTGTCCATCCCATTTTCTCTTCTTATATGCAGGAGTAAATTGATAATTTGGTACAAGGAATGTAAAATACTCGTTTAGTTCTTTGGCTAAGCTTTCTTCACACTCCACGTAAATATGAACGGAGTCTACAGGTTTAATAATTAAATCACTCATGCATAGTATTTATGCACTATGCACCACTGGTAAATTTGTACCAGTCTAGAGCAGTCTTTATGTTCCACTGTCTACCTGTGACTATCTTGATGACATTCTCTAGGTAATCAACCTTTTCCTTTTGGAATGCTACTCTATTTTCTAGTGTAATTATTTGATCATCTGCATTTATAAATCGATCAACATCGGTTTTCAATACATGATAATCAAAAGGTTCCCAACCATGTTCAGCTAATTCTTCTTCAGACAATTTACCGGTATAATATAACCACTTTACTTTCCTTAAACCTCTAAGATCAGTTTCTAGTTTTTTTAATATTAACTTTTCATCACCGAAGAAAATTAGATATTTGTTATGTAGTTGTGGTGTCTTTAGGGATTCTTGATCTAAATTTGTTTCATCAATGATTATATCATTAGAAACCATTTCACGTATTTCATTAAGATTCATTTGATATGTCTTCTACCTTATAAGAAGTGTATGCAAAGGTGGCTGTAGCCACGACTGGTTCGGTATCAACCGAGACCGATGAAAATTGAATTCCGCTGATACCTACAGGAAAGAGTTCATTTACCGTAACTCTAATATTTGGTTGGTATGCGCTATTCATTATAATTAAAGTTGCCGTATCGAATTTTTCTTCGTGTGGAATTACCTCAGCATCTTTTTGGTTTCCCATTGATTCTGCTGTGCTTAATGTTCGCATCCAATCGTGTATTTCTCTCCAGTTTTTCATTTCTTCGTCTACAATAAATGAAACTGTCATTTGTTCGTATGAGTATCTTCCTACGGGATTTCTAAACGGAACACCGATACCCGCCACTGGGACATCAGCAAATCCAATTGTTAATGATGGTAGATTAACAGATTGACAGAAATATGTCAATAGCGGTGCTCTACCTAAAACCAATTGAAAATAATTCGTAGCTAAGTAATTATTTGTACTGGGCTTTCTTATGTCTGAACTATGAAGAAGTTCGGCTGGTCCTGTTAGGGGCATATTGGTTCTCCGTATTATTTATATAAAAAAAGCGGGAGTCCCGAAGGACTCCCACTCTTATTAAATTTTTATTCAAACTCTGGAGTTTTACTCTAAATCAGAGTCCGAAACCAGTGTTACCGTGGAGGTTCTTGACTGCGAAGAGTCTGTAGTACTGGTTACCACCAGACTGAGCAATATCCACAGTTTCTGCGAATGGGTTGCTAACCATGCCGTAGCGGGTCTTAAACCCGATCTTGGGCTGGAAGCTACCGGTATCAACCGCTCTCACCATCTGGAGGGGAACGTATGGGCAGTAGAAGAGTCCAGCGTCATATGGACTGGTTCCCTTGTAACCAACTAGGCAGAAGTTAGCAAAGTTGGTATCAGTGATTGAGTCAGTTGCTGCGTAGGGATCAATGTAGACTCTAATTCTACCATTGAGGATACCTGCGAAGGTGTTACCGGTGTCATCAACTTCTAGCTGCTGGTTGATTGCAGGTGAGATGTTGAGGAAACCACCCATTGCGAGAGCACTTGCGACATCGGCGGAAACGACGATGAAGTTACCCTTACCACGACGAGTTTCCTTAGCGATGGTGTTACATTCACGCTCAATCTGGAACATGAGTCCACGGAAGCGTTCTGCACTCCAACGACCATCGGAATCTATGTTTAGGTCATAAATACCTGAACCGTTGATGTCGTTCTGCTGACATCCAACCTTAGCCTTGTAGTAGAGAGTACGAATGAGTTCACGGTTGATCTCAGAAAGAATCTCAGTGCTAAGAATGTTAGCAAGTTCAGTTTCAGCGTCGAGACCATGGACTGCTCGGAGATCCTGAGCGAGTTCAGTGGTGTACTCTGCCTTGAGGGCGCGAGTTCTTGCTTCAACAGCGATTCTTTCAATGGTGAAGTTCATTTCAGCAAACTCTGGGTTACTGTTTGAACCAAGTGCTTCACCAGCGTTGGTAAGCATACCTCTGAACATTTCAAAGTTCTGAGCAGAGAAGTCCTGACCGCGAGTACCATCGTTGAGGATGGGCTTAACACCAGTAGCAGCAGAGTTTGCTGCGGTAGGTCCACCATTGTCACCTCGTTGATCGGAGGACTGATTAATTTCACCAGTCTTACCATAACCAGCAGAAGGTTGTCCAGCAGTGGTACCAGTACCACCACCCGAGAACACTGCGAATGGTTCTTGGAAGAGTGCTTCGTTT